CCGTTGCATGGGTTGCCGAGTAGTTCGACGTAGCCGCACCGTAGAGGATGCGGTCAGAGTTGGCAGCGGACCACGTATTGTAGTTCGCAGCCGTTGCACCCGTGACAACCACGTTTCCGTCAGTGTCAACGATGTCAACCGCCGGAATGCTCGACGTGGTCACAGTCGGACCCGCCATATATTTGATCATGTCGGCACGAAGCGTGTCGGCAGACCAGAGCTTGAGCATGTCACGACCAGCGTTCAGCAGGTCAATTTCCGTCTTGTATGACGTGGACTTCGGCACCTTTACGGCGTTACGAATCCAGTCAACCGAGATGGCGCAGTTGTAGTTGCCAAGCTGCTCTTCCTTGCCGTCCAGCACGCCAGAGCCACGAACGCCAGCGGCGTTGAGCTTGGTGATGAGCGGAATGTTGAGCGTCTTGCCAGCTTCCGAAGCCAGTTCGTACATCGTAACGATGACGGAGGTCTTCTTGCGGCCCATGTAGGGAAGGAAGCCAGACTCGCGAACGTATTCTGCGAGGTAGTCCTTGGACCAAACTTGTTTTTCCAAGGCAGATGAAAGGGCTGTCTCAGCCATAGCAGTGTGTCCTTATTTGAACACTGCGTTGAACGCTTCCCCTGGTCCCACCGGAACGTTCGAGGTCTTACCCCCGGCGCTTGGTGCGGATGCGAGTGAAGGTCTAGGCAGTGTCGATGGTTGGGGATGTCCCGACACACCTGCACTCTGTGGCTGCTGAGTTCCGGCTTTGACGTATCCGTTGGCCTCGGCCCATTTCTGTGCCCAATGCTCTGGATCGTCGTCGCCGATTTTCTGCAGTCGTAGAGTGCGCTGATGTTGCGAGACTACAAAGTCGTAGGGATCCGGCTGACGTTGGATTTGCTGCCAAATGCCGGGGTTCTGCTGCAGTTCAGACTGCAACCATTCCTCGGCGGCTTTGACTTTCTCTGGCCCGTGATGCCGCGTAGCAGCAACAAGGCTGGCGTTCGTAATTGCGTCCCAACGAACACGCTCAATGCGTTCGTTCAGTGAGCGTTCGAATGCCTCTGGGTCCGCGATGGGGTCCAAAGGTACGGGGGGCTTGCGTGTAGCCTCCTCGTACTTACGCCGCATGTCTTCAAGCTCTCGCTCGTACTTTTGGCGCTTCTCTCGCTCATCCAGAACTGCGGCCATCGGAATGTATCCAGGCGGCGGCTGTACGGGCGCGCTGCTCGGCTGTGATGGTGCTGGTTCCAGTGTCGGGGCGGGCTGCTCGAGAGCAGGCGGCTCCGGTGCAGGCGGTGGGGCTTCCACGGGCTGCGAATCTGTTTTAGACGCAAATCGTCCAGTCTCGTCTCTGGGTTGGTCCAGAAACGACAGCTTGTCATCCTCTGTCATAGGTTCCCTTGTGTTCGCCCGATGAGCCTCGGCGGCAGGCACTCAACGCCCTTAACGATGGCGGCTCGTCATGCTGCCAACAGCAGCAATTCTTCTTCCTCGGCGTCGATCTCGTCGCGCCGACGTTTCGCTTCGGCCCTGACCAAAGCGTAAAACTCGTTTATCTCCCTGAGTGCCCTTTGCATGGCGTCAAGTTCAGCAAGCTGCAGCGCGAGCCTTGCGGCCTCTAGCGCCTCTTGTGCCTGCTCTCGTATCTCTGCCGGCGCTTGTGCAAGGGGGGCTTCCGCCACCTCCTCGACAAACTTGACTACGTCCCTGCGTTGGTCGCGGCGCTTGTTTCTTTTCTTGTAGTAATACGGATCCCAACCAATGACTGAGCCGCCCGTTGCAGCCGCTGCTGCTTGGGTAAGCGTTGCGGTGACGCTGCCAGAGCCGGAAAGGCTGGCCGACATTGCGCCTGCGGCTTGCTCGCCCCCTTGGAAATACCGCCCCGGAAAGTAGTTGTCGGGAAAGTATCTGTTAGGGAAATGGTCCCCGGTCACGGTTTAGCTGTCCGTCAGGTCGTAAGTGATAGCCGTGCGGTTGCCTTCGCTGCTGACCGTGGCAATGATCCGATCCTTGTCGTCAACCACTGCGTTGCGAATGGTGATGGTCGTTGTATCCGCGCCGCTGATCTTGCCAGCCGTAGCCGCTGCAATGAGCCTCAAGGCATGACGCACCGTCAGGCCCTCTTCCACACCGTTTACAGCGTCAAGAATGGCGTTTGCGACATTGCCCGTGGTCAGCACATCGCCCGTCACGTTGATCTGAGCCGCAAGCGTTCCAAGTGCCGTAATGACCGACGATGATGCGACCGTGCCTGTCCCAGCCAGTGCGCTTTGCAGATGGCCGATGGCGGTCAACTGAGCCGCTACACCGCCCGACCCACTGAGAGCCGCAGCAAGCTGCAGGAACGCCTGAAGTTGCGCACCTGAGATAGTGCCAGAGCCGCTGATGGTCGCAGCCATCGAGATGATAAGCTGGCCGACACCTGTGAGCGTGCCAGTTCCCGCTATCGTCGCCTGCCCGTTCACACCGCCAGCAACTGAGCCTGTCAGGTCGCCGTCACCGGATATGTTCTTTCGAGCCGCGAGAGCGCCTGCCGTGATGGGCAACACCCACCAATATGGGTCACGATACCCGTCTGGAACGCCCGAGAGCGGGTCCCAATACTGAGAGCAGAACGCACCGCGAGATTGGCTGACCTTGTTGAAGTCGCTGCGGTTGTTACCTAGCCCGATAGCCCCGCCGCCGATGGAGCGCCCTGGGTCTTTGGATAGAACCGAGTAGTTGCCGATCAGGGCCATATCAGCCCCACCCAAAATCCAGATGGCCGTAGAATGCCGATGTGACCGGAGTTGCCGCGCCTGCGTACATCAGCCATGTGAGGCAAGCGCCGTCATAAACGCGGGGCATGGATGGAAGCTGGTTCACGAGGTCGCGCTCTGCTGCAACGCCCACGGTTGTCATCGGCAACGTGAGCAGTGGCCTGCACAGCACAAGGTTCGTAGTGCCAGAGGTGTGCGTCACGTTGTAACTGAACTGCTGCACTGAGCGAATGCCACTATCACCAGCCGCTAGCGGGATGAACGGGCCAAACTTGCCTGCGCCCGTGCCTGAATATTCAATCTGGCCGATAGGCGCAGTTGCGTTCGAAATGGGCTGCGTGGTCGGTGTCGTGTTGCCCGTGTTTCCGGCTGCGTCCGTGTAGGTTAGCTGGATGTTCGGTGTGCCTGCACCAAGTGCAACAGATGGGGTCATGTAAGCCTGAACGCCTGCGCCATGTGTCGGGGCGCGGTCCCCGAGATAGATCGTGGCCGTGTGTGTGCCGGTGCCTGCGTCTGTAAAGGCAATGACCGTCGCCGTGTCCACATTCGCCATTGACGTAGCTACGCGGCACGTCGTGGCTGACACGCGGACTGCATAGTACGTGGTGTTGAGTGAGAGGCCCGTTGGCAGTGTTGTGGTCGTCGTGAACCGAAGCGGGGTATATGATTGGATGTCCCAACCTGCGTAGGTCAGGAGAAGTCCAGAGGACGAAGAGGCCGTGACCGTGGCGGAGTTCACAAGCGCCTGGTTGCCTGACGTGGTCGTCGTCGTGACCGGATACCAGCCAAGCATGTCCACAAGCATGAACACGGCGGGCATGGTGGTCGCAGCCGCACTAAACGCCGAAGCGTTCAGGATGCGTTTGATGTCCGTGCTTACATCGCCACCGTGATAGATCGCGCCCTGCAAGCGGTCATGTGCTGCGTGGAAAGCCAAGTTAGTGCCAACCGCGCCCAAGGTCATAGCAGCGGGGTTTCCCGTCGCATGAGGCAGCGCGTACCACGTGCCTGCCGCCTGAGTACCCACGGCATGGGTCAGCTTGTTCCAGTCTGCACGCCAGAACTTGCCGTTGACGCTGATTTCGTTAATCAGGTCATCAAGTGAGGTAAAGCCTGGCATGTATGGTCCTCAAGCCCACACGAACGAGCAGTCACCAAGTAGCGGAATGCCGCTCAGTGAGCCGTTGGGGCATGTGATGAAGTTGACATATGCGTTGTCCTCGACTTCCGGGAGTTTGCCCCCGGCATCAAGGTAGAAATCCTTCTCGGTCGGGGCGTCGATACCCCTAACCGTCAGTTCAGCAAGCGGCTTGACCAACACAAGCGTGAACAGACCCACGTCTGTCCCGTTCGTGCATTGCACCGCTTCGATAGACCGCACACCGCTATCACCCGCCTGAAGCGTCATAAACGGCCCGTTCCGGCCCGTTCCGGCCTGTCCAGTGCAAAGCAACGTACCGTTGACACTCGCCGCCGTGGTCATTGTATGCAGTGGTGTGACCCTGCCGCCAACGCCCGCTGAGTTCGTGTAGGTCACAAAGAATGTGTCGCCTACTAGCGAGTGAGGGGCCACGAGAATGGGCATGATCTGCACGCCTGCGCCCGTAGTCGAGCGGGTCAAGACCTCGCTATTCACCATTGGCTGGCTGTCTGATGTTCCCATGTCTACGAAGGGGTAGAACATTAGGTAATCAAGCATAGTCACACGCTGCGGAACCGCTGCGGCTGTGACTGCCATAGCCGTAATCTTGCGCAGATACTTCTTCCCGCCCGATACGTTGCCACCGTGCTGGATGCCGCCGTCACCTGAACGGGTCAGCACCTTGGCTTCTAACGGAGCGGCTGCGTAATACTGCGGGGCCGGATTGCCCGGAGCCATCGAGTAATCAAACCAGACGCCCGCCACTGTCGTGACAGCAGGCACCTTTCGATAGGTCACATAGGTAGAGTTGCCAGCAATCTCAGCGTCAACAAATGCCGCGATATTGGCAAAGCCTGCCATTTAGCTCGCCACCTTGCTCTCGCCATAAGCCGTTGCGTGCAGGCTAGCCACAATCCCGCCATTGCACTCGCAGCCGCGCTTAAACTCGTCGCCCTCGCGCTTAACTTCGACGCCGCATTCCTTGCAGGTGTAGGTCGTCGGGGGCTTTTGTTTCACGTCGATCATCAAGTTCCCTGTGTACGATGCGGCGAGAGCCACAATCAGCGCAGCACATCACCGTGCCTTTGCCGTGCTTGCCCTGCCTTAGCTGCAAATTCTCTAGTCTGTTGTCCGTGCGGTCGCCGTTGATGTGGTGGACGCTCTCGCCATCATGCAGCGGACGACCCAAGTGGCGAGCCATCACCAGCCTGTGCTCAAGCACGTAACCAGACCGGACAGCCATGCTGGCCATCATATCGTCGTGCGTTACACGAACGCCGATATAGCCCTCTCCGGTAGTAACTCGCCCGCCCTTCCAGCTACCGTGGTTCCCGCCCTTCAGCACTGGAAGCCTTGTGTGCAGCCCGTTCTGTATCAGGACGCGGCTTATGGTTGACTGGCAGATGCCGACTTCTTGCCCGATCCTCTGCTGGCTAAAGCCTTTTGCCCTCAACTCCAGGACCGCTGGAACATACGAATTCGGGTCAACAACTGGCCGACCGCTTGCCGACCGCTGATCGCGCACCTGCGCCCCGCACCTTTTGACCACAATGGTGACCGTCTTTCTGTTGATGCCGTACTTGGCGCTCAACTCTCCAGACCTCATGCCCGCAGCATAGTCGGCGACAATTGCCGCTTCCGTTTCGGGCTTAATTTTCCTTACTGCACCCACGAATGCACCTCAATTATTTAGAGGTGCATTATCTATCAGGCCTCGCTGATGTCAAGCGCCCCAGCAGCGAACTGAGGCTGAATGCCGTTGGCCACAGCAAGGCTTGAGGTCAGCGCGCCTGCGTACAGCACAAGACCCGTACCGCTGGCATCCGTGCCGATAGCAACGTGTGTCAGTGTAGCGCCCGAAGCACCGCACTGTGCGAACTGAGCGAGCGCAGCGTTAGCCGTTGCACCGGATGACGGAATGTCCCAGCCCGATGTCGTGCGAGCAACTGCAATGCGGGCATAGTTTGTATATGCCGTCTCGTTCGTCGTCTGCGAGCCACCAACACCCGGGTCAGCCGTGTGCAGGGACAAATAGAGGTTGGTCGCTGGCGACGTGCTGTCGTTCTCTGCGATTAGGTTCCACGTGGTCGCGTTGAAGATCAGCGCCAGGATTGAGTTGCTGGCTGAAGTGGATTTAGGCATCAGGTTATCCCTTGTGCGCGCCCATCAGGGCCTCTGAGAATTTGCTTTGGCTTGGACAAGGCAGACGCAAGTGCTTCCTGCCCCCGCCCGATGGCGAGAAGGCCAGCCCCCAAGGCTTCCATTGTCTTGTCAGGCTTCACGGGCTGCATGACAGCCTGCTCAGTCTCTGCCCGCTTCTTTGCGTCATTGTGTTCGGCTTCACGCGCCCGGAACTCAAAGTCCAACTGCTTGGACTGCGCGCCAAACTCAAGGTCGGCCAGCTTCTCCTGCCGCTTGATCTCAAGCATGGCCTGAGCCTTGCCGGTCTCAATCTCAGCCTGACGGTTGAGCCGCTCAATGTCGTATTTGAACTGCAGGTCTGCCAATTGCATGGCACGCTCAGTCTTGCGCTTGTCCGCTTCGTCCTGGCGTAGCAGTTCCTGAGCATCAGCTTGGGCCTGCATCTCAAGCTCTTGCTGCTTGGCTTGCGTCTGCATGAGGGCTTTCTGCTGTTCAGCCTGCATCGCCATGTCTGGCTGCTGGGCCTGCTGTTCCTGGGCCTGCTTAAGCTTGTCCAGCAACAGCTTCTTCTTTGGCAGCGAAGAGGCTTCAATCAGCACGTCGGGCGGGATAGGCATCCCTGCCTGCACCAACTCAGCAAGGCGCTGGAATTGCTCTTCCTGAATGACCGCAGTGTCTGGCGTGGAGTCGATGACGATGTCCACGTCCATCTCTGCCGGGTTATTTGCCTTCATGACAGGCTGGCCGGTCATTTGGTCGATCTGTGGCATCCCCGTCTGCGGGTCAATCACAGGCTCTGGCATGTTCAAGCCGACAAAGCGCGGGGCGTTCTCGTCGTCTGTAACGCGAATCCACTTCGGCCCGGTCCAGAACTGCTTGATGCTCTCCCACATTGCGCGGTAGCACCTGAGCTTCCAATCGTCAAAGCCAGCCAGCAGCGGGGCCTGTTCCGTCATGCCTGCCTGCTGCTCGGCAAGGATAGCCCTGCCAGACTGAGACTGACCACCACGGCCTACAATGCCTGGTGTGGGCGACTGCCGGCGCATCTCTTCCTTGGCATCACGCAGAAGCTCAAGGTGAGCAGGCGTTAGCTGCCTGTCGCCAAGTTCCTCAATCTGCCCCTCGCGGGCCTCAATAATGCCGTCAGGCTTGGCCCACTCTTTGCGAACCGCGTCCACATCCAGAACCCCAGGCTCGACCCGGAGCTTCGCCACGTTCAGCAGATGGATGGCCTTCGACCGGCCCTTGTTGATCGCGTCCTGCGGGCTGACCATGTCCTTGACCGCGCCGTACCGCTGGTTGTCGATGTCGACGTATGCGGACTGAGCCAAGATAGGATTGCGCGGCTGCTTCGTCTTGCTGTCGAGGTACTGGCTTGGGCCTTCTTCAAGCACGCCGCCATATACGAAGACGCACTTGTTCCAGATGCCGCCGCGTCGGCTGTACATCTCAAAGCACATGATGCGTCGGCTTTTAACGTCAATCCATGACCAGCCGTCTTTCGGCCTGTCTCTGAACGTGTCGCCTGTGGTCGCGATGTCAAAGGACTGCTTGATCTTGTCTTCAGCGTCTGGATAGAGGTCGATGAGGTCGGTCTCATCCATCCATTTCGCGATGCCCATGTATCTGGCGTCGCCGAAGTCCCTGTCCCTTGAGTACGGATCGTAGAAGAATTCTTCCGGCCTGATGCGCCGAATGCCAGGCTCTTGGCCCTCGTTGATCTCGTTGATGCCAGCGACCACGCCCCAGATCAAAAAGTCCTGCAGGCATTCTCTCGCGGTCGCATTAAACCGGGTCACGTCGCTGACGTAGCGCAGGCCGTCCGTGGCTACCTCTGCAGCCTCTTGGTCCTGTGGGGTTCGGCCCCAGCCCTTTGGATCTGTGCGGCCACGCTCGACTATGCCAATGATGGCGTTAATCGCGGGCTTGATGTGGTTGAACGCAAGGGCTGGCTGACCACGTGCCTCAAGAACGCGGCGCTCGCTGTCTGTCCACTGGTCACCGTCATAGTACCGCTGGAAGACCTGCGCCGCGCGCCTTGCAGCGTCAAGCATGTCCATCGACACAGTGGCTTTGCGCTTTACCGTTTCGAGGTAGTTATCCTCGGCCTTCTGGTCTGAGACTTTGCGCTTTGCCATTATGCTGTCTTCCATCCGCCCGTAGCGGCCAAACTGCGGTTTCTCGTGTAACGATCCACCGGATTACGTGAGTGATCCACCTTCGTCAGAAGCGCAGGCCATGCCTCGTAGACTGCGCGGCCTATGAGCGAGCAGCAGTCAACCGCGTCGTCATGCTTGCCAGCGGGAAAGCGGATCAGTTGGTCAACAACCTCGCCAGCCCAAGGTGCCTTTGGAAAGCTCACCTTGCCGTTAGCCGCCAATGCCTGGAACGCTCTAGCGCGTGTCGGCTTGTCGTGGATGGATGCCACCCACTCAATACTCGCCCACGTCTTGCGCTCGTCCATGCGCTTCTTCAGCGGGCCTTCAATGGCTCGCTTGATGACACCACTCTCAGCAAACCATGTGAGCGGCTTGTGCTTCCCGATGAGGTCACACCACTTCTCGATCCAGACCCCGGCGTCTGTCTGACCACGCCACCAATCGACTGCGTAAATGGTTGAGTCAGGACCCACGCCCCAAACGGCGTGCTCTGTATAATCCCCCCCACCGTCAGTGACGGCAAAGTCAGAAGTCCCGAACAGGTTGACCTTTGGTCTATCATCATGGGTCTTGAACCACTCGCGTCTAAAGAACGTGCCCTCGTCAGGCTGCGGGTCTTGCTGGAAGAGCGCAGAGAAGAACCGGGGCAGCGAGTTCGCTCGGATGCGGTCGAGGCTTTCGATAGGGTAAGCTTCCGGCCAGAGCGCCACCCCGGAACTGTCTATGGCGGGTAGCTGGATGATCTCCCATTTGTCGCCGCCGTTGTTCTGTTGTTCGAGCAAGAAGCCCGATAAGTCATCCTCGTGCATCCGATGGTTGATGAGGATAATCGCCCCACCAGGCTGCAGTCGGTTGTAGACGCTGCCCTGATACCATTCCTTCACGGCCTTGCGCTCTAGTTCGCTCTGAGCATCCGCCATGGAGCCGAAGGGGTCATCAATGATGAACTCGTCAGCACCTTTGCCGAGAATCTGGGACCCCACACCGACCGAGTAGAAGATCCCGCCCTTGTTTGTGTGCCAGCGAGCAGATGCCTGACTATCCTCGGCCAACCGGACTTCAGGGAATAGACGACCGTAATCCTCGCTCCTGATGATGTTTCGAACCTCACGGCCAATATCGGCCGCAAATTCAGCAGAGGCGGAAGCCGCGATGATCTGGCGATGCGGGAAGTTCCCTAAGCAAAACGCTGGATATCGTCTTGAGGCTAGTTCTGTCTTTCCATGCCGTGGAGGCATCAGGAGCATGAGCCGGTCTACATCGCGGCGCATGACCCGCTCTAGCTGCTCGGCAACTATGCGGTGATGCTTGGCGGTCTTGTAGCGGTCGTAGGTGTATTCAGTGAATTGGATTAGGCTTTGCCTTGCCTGTCTTCTCTTCAGCAGTTCCGTTGCTGCTTCCACGACTTGAGACGATGGCTGCAAGTTCTGCGTCGGTGAGTTCTGAGACTGCGCGCTCATGTGTCGTTGTTACGTCCAGG